AGAATCTATTTCCAACTCTTTGTTTTCTTTAATACTTTTTAATTCTTTCTTTAATTCTTCTAACTCTTTTTTATCTTTTTTGTCTAAATCCATAATAAGTTAATATTTATCTAAATATATGAACGCAATATTAAACAATCAACAAATACCATTAGAAATAATGGATACACCACAAGCTAAAACTACAGGTATGATGGGTAGGGGTAATTTAGACGGTGGTATGTTATTCCCGTTTAACTCAATAGGTGAGAGGTCTTTTTGGATGAAAAATTGTAACATACCTTTAGATATTTTATTTATAGTTAATGGTAAAATTAATAATATCCACAAGGATTGTCAACCTTGTATGGGGTTAGATTGTAAAAATTATGAGGGGATTGCAGATTCTGTTCTAGAACTTCCTGGTGGGTATTGTGATAAAAATAATATTTTAGTGGGTGATGAATTAACCCTTCAATAGTTTTTGAGTTCGGTACACATCTTCTACTAACTTTACAATGTTAGTGTAAAAACTTTCATCTAACTTTTTAACTCTACCTTCTTCTTTCCATTTATTAATCATGTCCATAGCTTCATCACCTGAGTAGTCAGCAACAAAATCTTTAGTTATATATGGTGTTGCCATACAAGGACCACAACCTCCTTGTCCAGAAGCTGGACCAACACCAGTATATCCAGGACCATTTAAACATTCTTGTTTTGTTAAACCAAGCCAAATACCAAAATGTGCTGACCAATCCATATTACACATCCATTCTAGTAATAAGTTTTGTTTTAAAATTTTGTTAAATTCTTTTAGTGGTACACTTGAGGACTCGACCAGATTCCAAGGAAATCCACCAGGATAGTAAGTTCCCCATGGTGCACCTGGAGGTTTACAAAGTTCTAATGATTTACAACATTCACTATTAGTTCCTTTACCAACACATGCCCAAACAGTGCAACAACTATCTGGACCTACTGGTTCACACCCATTTGGGTTTACCGTTAAACAATCTTGTTCTGTCGCGAAAGGGGCATTTGCGTCATCTACCGCTTCACAAACCCCTAACCCATTTGGGTCACATTTCCATCTTTTACAACAATTATTATCATTTACACAATCTTCTAATGTTGGGTATTGTATAACATTTGGATTGGATACAAATGTAGGTCCACATTGACAAACTCCCGGTTCACAAATAAAATCAATTTGTTGTTTAACTAGTCCATCTTTTGGTAAAACCATTTTAGAGTCTCTACTTGGTGTTAGTTTTTGTTCCTTCATTAATTAACTTTTTGTTTAAGTTTGGCTAACATCGCTGCTGCAAGTTTTTTCAACATAGGTAAACCGTCTTTACCTAAATAATTAATACCAGATATGTTAGTAATACAAGGATGACCACCACTATTAGCTACAATTATGTCATAAGCGTTAACGGTAATATAATCTAACATTTGTTTTTGTTTCCTACTTAAATCAGAGAATGGTTTATTAGTTATATCAACAATCATATCTTTAAAACTACTTTTTTTATCAGGATTAATTCCTTTTATTTTATCGTTATATAAAGCAACTAAATCTTTAAATCTAAAACCAAAAAAATCTTTTTCTGATTTTACATCTCCAAAATCTTCATCACTTTGTTTCATTAGTTTTTGTAGGGTCGCGGTTACACTTCTTTCACTTATTCTTTTAATTTGTGATAACGGTACTTCTATAGCACTAAGTTCTGATTTATGTTCTTCTAAAACTTCAGATGCCATCGCACCTAAATTTACATTTTCATCAAATTTTTCTTTAAATGGATTACAACTAGTTTGTAATAAACCCATAGGCCAAATCATAAGAAAATATTCAACTTCAGGATACATTTCTAAAGATGCATACCTATCGTAAGAACCAGGTTTAAAAGCGGAAGGGATACCATATTGTACTAATATTTTACCTTCTTTTTTTACTTTATCAAAATCTCTCAATCTTTCTCTGTAGTTATCTGCGTTAGCTTGTAGTTCTTCAACACCAACAAACCCCATATCTCTAGCTAGTTCTTTACCTTTCATAAACATACTAACAATACTAGGGTTAGAGTACATAGCTAATTTTTCTAGATAACCTGGTTTATTTTTATAAGCTAGTATTAATTTGTTTAAGGCGAATCCAGCGGCCTGTTTATTCTTTTCAATGTCCTTTTCTCTATCTGTATTAAAAATAAAACTAATAACCTCATCTGGTTTTATACCTTGTCTGTGGAAATCTGCTGAATCAACCGTTCTAAATAAATCTATATCACCACTTGGAAATATGTCTGTTGGTGATATTATACCTGAAATTGTTTCTACGTTGGAACGAGCACCTCTAAATTGTGTGGATGCGTCATCTTCTACTCCTGTTTGACTATCGTGATGGTCTGTATGTATTTTAAATTCTGGTTTACCGTGTGCAAAATCTACAAGAACTGGCATAACATCTTCACTAGCATCTGGTTTTACTAACGCAAACTCCTTGTCTCCGTACTGTATTGTTTTGTAACCTATAACATCTATTCCGTATTTTTGTAAATATTCCCTCATGGCTATAGCAGAAACCACACCATCTAAATCTAAATGAAAGTAAATTTGTGCTTTAGGATAACGTTTAGCTAATTTTTTAATATCTTGTATACCACTCTCAGTAATAAGTGATTTACTTACAAGTTCAATTTGTTTTTCTGTTAATACTATATTCCTCATGTTATATAAATACTTAAAGTCCTTCTATGAATCTTTGATATTCTTTTTCTCTTCTTTTGGCCAACCCTGGAAATTTTTTAGACACCCTATAAGTCTTAATACTTTCCGCCGCGGCATTTATTTTTTCATTATCTATTGTTTGTGATTTTTTTAATAAAGCTATAACATCCGACCTTCTTATACCACTTGCACCACCATTGAACGATAAAGATAATAAAGCGTCAAACATACCTTGAGTTATTAAGATATTTAAACCTTGCCCCTCCCAATCTGTAAAAATCTTTCTTAATTTATTAGCGTGATAAGTAGAATCTTCTCTTAATATTTTATCAGCTTCTTCCTTACAATCTATACCATCACCTAAAATATCACCTTCTTTAACACCTTCAGTATGTCCATAACCAATTGTCCATTTACCATCACCAATATTATAAGCTTTACATTTTAATTTTTCTTCTTTCCTAACAAAATCCCAATACCACTGTGAAGCAACTAATTCAGACGCTCTTTTAAAGTTTGACGTGTCTAGTTGTTCATAAATTAGTTCTTTAAGTATTTTTGTAAAAGCTATACGCATAAAAAAGTCGTTTATAATAAATACAATCATAAACGACTTACACTATAAAGTATTTAGTTGGTTACATACAACTAAAATACCTTTCACCTCTATCACAAAGAATTGTGACTCCAGATGTTTTATCGTTATCTCTTAACCACTGAAATGTTGTGAATATGTTAGCTGCCGCACTTATCCCCACAAATAACCCATAATTTTTTGCTAGGTGTCTTGCACATTTTTTTGCACACTCTGTAGAGACTGTTCTAACTTCATCTACCTTATTTAGGTCTACTAAGAATTTACTACCATCCCCTATTCCTTGAATTCCGTGTAGTCCTGGTTCACCACCACTCATAACGGCACTTTCTGCTGGTTCTACCGCTACAGCTTTTATTTTAGGCCACATCTCTTTTAAAAATTTATCCGTACCCATTAAAGTACCACCTGTTCCAGTACCCGCAACAAAAACCGATGGTTCTTTTTCTGAATTATCTTCCTTAAATTGATTGTATATTTCTGGTCCAGTACCTATATAATGTGCTTGTATGTTTAAAGGGTTGTCAAATTGATTACAGTTAAACCATTCATTAACATAACAAAGTTCGTCTCTCATTCTAATAGCTTCATCAAAATCACCTTCCGGAGCTTCAATCAGTTCAGCACCATAATACTCAAACATTTTCTTTCTTTCTTCTGACATATTAGATGGCATAACTATCACCATCTTATAACCTCTTTCCGCCGCTAACATAGCAAAAGCTATCCCACTATTCCCACTAGTAGCTTCACACAGGATATCCCCCTTACTAATTAACCCTTCTTTTTCTGCGTTATTAATAATAAATGTAGCCATACGGTCTTTTACAGAACCAGATGGGTTCATAAATTCACATTTACCCCACACAGTAATATCACCAATAGTTATAGGTATTAAAGGTGTGTTACCAGTATAATCTGATAATCTAATTTTCATTAGTCTTCTATTTCTACGTTAAACTTGTCTCCCTCTTGAATCTGACCTACTAGGTCTAACCCTTCTGTAACTTTACCAAAACAGGTATGGTTACCGTCTAAGTGTTGTGTACCTTGTCTGTTGTGGCATATAAAAAATTGTGAACCACCTGTATTTCTTCCAGCATGTGCCATAGAAAGAACTCCCTTGTCGTGATATTGATTATCACCATCTAATTCACAATCAATTTTATACCCGGGTCCACCCATACCATTTCCATTAGGACAACCTCCTTGGATTACGAATCCGGGGATAACCCTATGAAAATTAAGGTCTTTGTAAAAACCTTCTTTTGTTAGTTTAACAAAATTATTTACTGTGTTTGGTGCGTCTTTTTCATAGAACTCTACCACCATAGTTCCTTTGTCTGTGTTAATTTTACCTTTCATTTTTTAATTTTTTAATTTCTCTATTAATATACCAACTTGATTTTTCTAAATCTTGTAATTTATTTCCTTTTTTATCAGCTCTTGAAATGTACTTGACCGCATTACCTAAATTAAACCCTAAATCCCAAGCTTCTATAACTTTAATAGCCTCATAAGGATTATTTCTACCACCATAATGATTAGGGTGGTTTACCATTTCTTTTTTTGCGTTTTGTGACCTATTAAATTTTATAATATCTTCTTGTGTTGGGTACTTATCCCATTGTGCGTTTGAATTTGTTTTTTTATCCCACTGTGTGTTGGGATTTATAATTGGTTGGTCTTTGTATTTTCTTAGGTTTTCTTTATCTATCATTTTTCACTTATTCTAGTTTTACCAAATTCTCCTGTTGGGCTTACTCTTGGTAGTGGTTCTGATTTTTGGTTTGGGCATTCACATAATTTTTTATTAGCAACTAGAGATGAGGCTTTTAATAAACTTTCAAATGTACCAGCATCTGACCACCATGAATTTAGAAAGTGACAACTCATTAACCTATCTTTTACGTAGAAATTATTTACGTCTGTAATTTCTAATTCACCCCTATCAGAAGGTGTTAGATTTTTTATGTAGTTAAATACTTTATTGTCATACACGTATAGTCCAGTTACACATAGATTAGATTTTGGTTTTTTAGGTTTTTCTTCTATTGATATTACCTCACATTTTGTACCCTTTCTAACAGTCGCTACCCCAAATCTTTCAGGGTCGTGTACCTCTTTTAAAAATATTCTAGCACCACCATCAAAATCATCCATATCAAAAGTAGTTATTTCATCATCAAATATGTTATCACCCAAACACACAGCGACATTGGAGGCTCCTACAAATTTTTCAGTTAGCCCCAAAGCGTGTGCTATACCACCAGCTTCATCTTGTATTTCATAAGATAATTTTAAACCCATATCTCTACCACTACCTAATAAATTTAAAATATCACCACAATGTTCTCTACCAGAAACAATCATAATATCTTTACAACCCATCCTTTTTAAAGTTTCTAATGGATAATATATCATTGGTTTATCATAAACTGGTAGTAAATGTTTGTTAGTTACTTTAGTTAGTGGGTATAGTCTACTCCCGGTACCACCCGCCAGTATTACACCTTTAAGTCTCTTTGCCATCTTTTATAATTTCTTTTGCTGTTTTAAATTCAACAGGTTTTTCTAGTTCCTGTTCTAAAAGTTTACATGTTTTGTATACTTGTTCTTTTAATTCCCCAATTTCCGTAGACTCTGATTTACACACACTAATAATATCAACAGTTGTTTCAAGTTCACCCGGTAAAACCAATGTTTGGTACCCAAAATCTTTTTGTATTTTAGAAGCGAAAGCTTGTAATTCTTCTACTGGTGGAATTCTAATTAATTTAATTACTAGTATTGGTTCGTACTTTTCAAGTAACAATTCATTAGCAATTTTTTTAGTATTTTCTAATTTATCCGTCATAGCTATTTTTATCTAAAGATATAGATATAATAACCTAATGTCAATTAATTTAGAGAAAAGGGTGGGAAATCTTTTAATATTTTTTTGAATGATGGTGGTAATTCAGTTTCTTTTTGGCTTTGGGATAATTTTTTACCTAGTAGTGTGTCGACAACTTCATATATTTGTTCAGTAGAGAGTATTGCTTCACCATTTTCTTTAAAGTTTTTATTTGCTATCCTACTAACTTCTTCAAAAAAGATTTCTTTATCGATAGTTAAAGTACCAAACATATCTTGATACGCCTGTTGGTCTTTATCAAAAAAATTCTTAAGTGTGTTAATATAAATTAAAACGTCTACTTCCATGTTACAAATATATAAAATTTTTTTAACGAATTATAATAAGTTCTTCGTTGTCGTCTTTTTCTTGTAGTCTTGGACCTATTTCAACATTAGGTGAATCCTTAATGTTAATAACTTCTAAGTTTTCTAAGTCCGCTAATGATTCGGGTAGAGACTTTAAATCTGGGTTCTTTGCTAAAGATAGGAATTTTAACTTCTTTAGATTGCCAATACTTTCTGGTATCTCACTAACTAAACCTTCAATGTGTAAAATCTGTAGGTCTGAAAATGTTGTGAATTTTTCTGGTAACGGTCTTGATGCTAATTTGTCTTGGTTTCCGTAACCACCACCAGCTTCAAAATCAAACCTCACCATATCTTGTGGTAAACTTTCCATAAATTCATCAAACCCATATATCCCAATATACTTAGATACGTTATCGTTAGGGTATTTAACTTGAACTCTCTTACCATGTTGTTGGTCTTTATTCAAAAATCTTTTAAACATTTCCTTAAAAAACTCTTTTAGCTCTGGTCTGTCATTTAAGAATGGGGATAAACTAACACTCCTATCTTCCTTATCCATAAATTGATTTGATTCAAAATGGAATTGGTATTTGTCTGTAGGGTCTTTTTTATTTGTGATAATATATAAAGGTCCTTGTTTGGAGTAATGGTCATAGTAATTATTAGTACTTCCAGCTGTACACCATCTTGTATTTGCACCATAGTGACATGAAGCTTCTCTTGACTTAGGTATTAGTATTTCCCAATTAGGACCATCATAAACCAATTCAGCATCTTGTCTGACTCTATCCGCTTTTGTTGTTGTAGCTTGTTCTAGTGAAAAATCTTTAGTTAACTCATATAGTTCATCAAAAGACTCTATTCTATTAATGTCTCTTTTCTCTTGTGGTATTTGTTGTTTGAATCTATGAAATTTTTGTAAGTCTTCTGTGGTCTTATATAAATCTTCCATGAATTGTTTTTGGAGTTGTTCTAACTTAACACCCCAATCTGGACTACCATAAGCATAATGTTTATCTGCCTCTTGTTGTAACTTCATCCATTGTTTAATAATCCATTGTGAATAAGCTCCAACTTTTTGGATGTCTCTGGTGTCTCTATCACCTTCAAAATCACCCTTAGTAGTCGGGTCTGCTTGCATAAGGTCCA